GGCCGCATTACAGCCCTACTCCGCACGTGGAGCATAGGGTCTGTATGTGCAGTGGGTTCGTCATTTCCTTTAAAATTTGACAATGCCACCAGCCGAAGCTTGGGCCTACTTTACATGGTTTCTAGCCGGCAACAAAAACAACCGACGGTCCAGAAGTGTCTCGATCAAACAACAGTTGTGAATAGGGACCATATGTGTCACCTAGCTGCATTTGAGAAACTTTCTTCGCCCAACTTCGTTGGGTACCGTGACTCCAGTAGTACGCTTTGTACAACGCCAGATCAATATCTGGTGTCCTAGAGTGTCGCTTAGAAACACTAATCATGAAGTCGTCATGAGTCTTCTTTTGAAACGTTGGGACAACGCCATCAGTTAACTCCAAAACACGATCTACCACGACCTGAAGTGGGGGTATAAAGCTGGCAGCCTGAGCCAGCCCCAAAGCAACTCCACGCATCATAGATGCACGTGAAGCATTCTTCGGTGGGTTAATGATATAACCAAATTTGGCCAAAACTTTACCTGGTTTCGGACCAAAAACATACCCATCATTTGTCTTGTAGAGACGACAAGAACAAAATTCGGCCTCATCCCAGTGATTGCGGTATATGGCTTTACTCTCAAAGCCCAACCCCGCCATTCCAGTCTGCCAGGGAAAGCGTTCTCTTTCCTGGTGCCAGAGGAGGTTGTCATCACCTTGAACTAGCATTGCCAAAGTTTTCTGGGACTGAAGAACTGATTTCTTAGTCCACTTGCAATACAAGTAATAGTGTGATATTCCGTTAATAACACTGTTCATAAGCGAGGTATAGGGATCGCCAGACTTGCGAGTCCCTATGCAAGAGTATTTCCACCCATGGTGTGTCCACCCATGAGTCGCGATATTTCCTTCAATCAGCTGTGCCACAGCAAGTGGGGCACCCAGTCTCCGAAAAAACCACAATTCATAGTAGCACCATTGGGGCCTTATAGATGTATCAAATTTCCCGAGATCATCCTCGAGAATTCTTCCACCTTCATGCTCCTGGGTGACAAAAC